CTCCAACATCTTGTATTCTATTAATATAATACATATGCATATTATATGCAGCTGTTGTTGCGTCAGGTGTTGGGTAAATATGAACTCTTACTTTATCAATAAATCTTTCAACCCAATATTGATTAGGTGTTCCTTGTGATAATTTATTTGAAAAAGCAGCATAGGTAGATCTATCTACTTTTACCATTGGTGAATCAGACTGAGTTGTAGTATTATAGTTTTGTCTTAATTGTGCTTCTAAAATATCAGATATTCCATAAATACCATTTGTTGGAGTTGTAGTAGCACTTGTACCATCGGAACTTGCTCTAAAAAAATCATATTCAGCTTGTCCTTGAACAAGATCAATATTAGTATCTGCTATTTCCCAATAATGAATGCCTCTATTACCCCATTCTTGAAGCATTATGTTTAATGATCTTCTAGAAGTTTTTAATTGGTAACCAGTAACATCTGCTTGTCCAATTCGTTCAAAAGCTTCTTCTACTATTTCATCAATAGAAAAATTTTTGTCGAACGTAGTTGTTCCAGAGGTAGTATTAGCCATTTAGCCTCCTACTTGTCTATTAATACAGTTAAGTTCGCTAGTGTTAAAGTTGAACTTTTCATTCCACCTGGAAACAAGATTCCATCTTCAGGCATGTTAAATGAAAAAACATCTCCTGCTGGAACACCTGCAGAAAATAAAGTTGTACTATCAGTGTTATCTTGTAATACAACTGAACCTGCTGTTGCAGCATCAGTTGATTCAATAATAATACCTCTTAATCTTGTTCTTCCAGCAAAAATAACTCCAGTACTTCCAACAGTTTGTCTTATTGCTTTTACATCTGATTTCATATTTTAATCTCCGTTAAATTTATGTGGGCCCGAAGGCCCACAACAAATTATTTATTAGTTACTCTCTGCGCCAGAGTCAGCTACTGTGTAAGTAAATACACCTGTAACAGTTCCAGTTCCTGCAGTTGCTCCAGCTGAAGCTGTAACTTCAGTAATAGCTGTAATTCCACCTGCTACTACTAAAGCACCATCTGCTCCTTTAAGAGTTCCTTTAGTTACTGATGCGATTTCATTAAAGAAACCATCTGGGTCAGCTGATGATCCAATATCACAAGTAGAACCTGCACCTGTTGATGCTGCTACTACTGAAAATGCAATTGGAACTGCTCCGATAGGTAATTTAAAAGTATTACCTGCTGTTGCTGATGTACCAATTCTAACTGCTACGTTTGAACCTGCAGCGTTAAAAGAGATTACTTCAGACATTGTTACAACACTTGGTGTTGAGTTACCTTTTCCAGCACCGCCATTTGATCTAACGACACCTTGAAATGTAGTTGTTGCCATAGTTTTATCCTCCTAATTACATTGATATAGTTTTTAGGCTATCGACTATACTCGTCTATATCAATTTATTTTGTATAGTAGTTATTTTATATAATGAAATTAAAAAAAGTGCAAGAAATCCTTATGGAAAACTCTACTTACAGCGATTTGTCAAGTTTTTATTAACCAGCGAAAAGATGTACTTCGTAATCTTTTTCGTTGACTTGAACTTTCGCTTCCTGTTCTCTAATGATAGATCTAATTACTCTTTTGATCTCATCACCTAGAACAGACATTTCTGGCGTTATTTGTCCTTTGTTTTCAAGAAACAGCTCGTTCCATCTAGATTCGAGTTTCAGTTTCTTCGCGAACAATACCATGTTGTCCTGAGCCATTTGTAACCTCCTCATAGGTTATATAAAAATCACTTCCAGCACCGTGATACTGTAAGTCATTTTGTTCCCATTTTATATCAGATTTTCCTAAGAAGTCAATGATGGGTTTATTTAGCTCATCCGCATTATTTATCTCTTTATAGCTTTCAATTTCAAACTCAGTTTGAAGTTTTTTTGTAAATATTTTAATTAAGTATTTATACATGGTTTTCTCTTTCTATATTCATAATGAGGCGGGATTGTGTCCCGCCTCAAAATTTCTAATTATTATGCACCTGGTGATGCAAAAATACCTCTATAGTCAGATACACCAAATGAGTATCTTTCTCTAGCTTTGTATCTTACATTACCTGTATCAAAGTCACCTTCCATTGCAGTCTTGATAGACGCTCTGTCAAAGTACTTCATACCATTCGGCACGTCAGTGATAATGTAGAACGCATCTGGATCAGTTAAGAAATTGTTCACTCTGTAACCTTGAGGAACCATTCCCATAGAAACGATTGCGTTGATGTCATTATCAGCTGTTCCCACTCTACCTTGAGATTTCATCAATCTCTCAGCTGTGAACTGAAGTTCAGGTGGAACAATCATCTTAACACCTCTTGCAGCAATTTTTAGACCTCTTTCGTCTGTCATTGCAGCAATATCGATTAAAGATTGCTCTAGTGAAGTTTCGTTCAAGTCAGCTGCTGTAGTTAAAGTGTTCGCTACAGTTCCAGCAATAGTTGGGTGTGATACACTAAATAATGCAACACCGTCACCTGATGTGAAAGTACCGAATCCATTAATTAATGGATTTACAGCTTTTACTTGTTTTGTGTTCGCCATAGATCTAGCTAATGCTTTAGTATATCTACTAGCAAGTCTGTCATACAAGTTGTCCTCGATTGCTTCTTCAGTTATTGAGAAGGCAAGAGCCACAGTTTCGTGTGTATATCTTGCAGTGTAAGTCTCTTGAGCATTGTCAAAAGTTACACCTGATCCTTCTGGTTTAACCTGAGCATTCGCGAAACCTGATAACATAACTTCTTCTTCAAACGCTCTGTCTGAAGATTCGCTAGTGTAGATTTCAGCATGCTGATTCTCATAACGTTTATATTCCAAGCCGAATAGGGCATTCAAACCTGGCTCTAGTTCTTTAACTAGTTGTCCTCGTGATATCGCCATAATTTATCCTCCTATTACGTACCAGTTGCTACTGTTAATTCATGTTCAGCTATAACTACAACCCAGTTAACGTTAGCAGATGCTACATCGCTATTGTCTGGATCTTTAGAGATTCCCATGATTTTTAATTGTTGAGCAGTAGTGTTTAAAGTAGAATCATCTAACTCTACTCCTGAGATATAGTCAGGTGAAGATCCTGCTGCGTAAGCAAGGTCTGCAGTTTTACCTACATCAGTTACTGCTGAAGCACCAGCATTGTTTGATTGAATCTCGAACCTTTCGTAAGGGTCGTCAGATACAAAACCAACAATGTCAGTTGCTGTATTACTAGCTGCTAAGTGGTTAGCCCACGTTGGCTTGCTAGTTGAAGCGTCAGTATAAAAAACACCGTTAAGTGATCCTCTCAGATTGCCGCCTGCGCCTGCTACTAATAAGTAGCCGCCTGAAGTTTTCACTGGATCCCATTGATAGATCGCAGATGAACTTGCAGCAATGCTGTACTCGGATAAACCTTGGTTGTCTCTATTCTGACCAACTTTTCCTATTGCTTTCAAACCGAAAGCGGCGTCTTTATTTGCCATAGTTGTGTCCTCCTTATAGACATTTTAGTTTAGTTTATCCTCTGATGGTTTAAGAATTCTTTTAGGATTTCTTTGAGCCACCGAAGGTTACACGAGTCTGTCGATCAATATTGATCGGCATACTTGGATGCTGTTCCTTCATAAGATCGTTGTCTACTGCCTCAACGTTATCTTGACCTTGTTTAACATAATAGTCATGACGTTGTTTTGCGATCTCTTCCGGTACCCTTGCCAGCACAAGTCCACCAACTCCGATCACTCCCTTGTATTTGCCGTCTTCAACAATTGGATAATCCGTATCTGGATATTCATCAGCTCTCACTAATTCGTATCCTGATCTAAGTCTTCCAGCTAAATTTTTAGTATCCTGGAATCCCATAGACTCTACTCTTATCCACCTGTGCTGAAAACCTGTTGGCGCAGGGGGTGCATCTAAAGATGATGGTGGAGTCCAAACTTTTTTTCGAGTTTCTTTTTCTCGAGTCTGACTCGCACGCGAGGTTCTTGTTTCATTTTCGTTACTCATATGCTTATACCTCCTTCGTGATTTTTAGTTGTTTCGCATATTCTTCTAGTGGCACACCTAATTTTTTAGCGATAGCTACCTGTGATGGTGTGAGCCTCACAGTCTTGCGACCAGTATTTGTACTTCGCTTCGCTGAAGCTACTGTTTGTACGGGTTTGGTCGTTTCCCCACTGCTCTTAGTTGTAGCAAATTTATGGGGGAATTCAAGTCTTATTCTCTTATCTATTTCAGAATAATATTCGTCACTAGATGGGTCATAACCTTCCTGTTCAGTCAATTTCTTATGTAAATCAAACGCAGTATAGGTCATAGCTGTATCTTGACCAAACCATGTGTTTCTACTAGCCCATGATTCAGCTTTAGGATCAGGTGTTCCTTGTGCCGCTGTTTGTC